GTTCGATGCCGCAAGACCAAATGATGATGCCGCCTGAAATGATGCCGCCACCAAACCAAGGTATGTAACATGGCTACCACATCACTATCCCCCACGCCCAAACTGCAATTCTTTGATGCCAACGGCGATCCATTGGCTGGTGGGCTACTGTACACCTACGAGGCTGGCTCGACCACGCCACTAGCCACCTACACCGATTCCACTGGCGTCAGTGCCAACACTAACCCCATTGTTTTGGACAGCCGTGGCGAGGCCAATGTGTGGCTCAGTGGGGCTATCTACAAGTTTGCCCTGTACACCAGCGCAGGCGTGTTGATCTGGACGGTAGACAACATTAACGGCAGCACCTTTGCCTCTAATGCTACGGGTGACGGTACAACAACTGCTTTCTCGGTGGTAAACGGCTTTACTGCCATCTACATCAACGGTGTGTACCAGAACCGCAATACTTACACCGTTACCAGCGGCACGGTGACGTTTAGCCAAGCACCGCCACTTACATCCATCATTGAAGTTGTTTACAACTAGGAATCGCCATGTTAAAAGTAGCAAATTCAGTCATTAACGCCAGCCAGATTAAAACGCCAATCACGTTTGTTGGTGACGTTACCCTATCCACAGGCAATCTAGTCATTGGCACTGCTGGCAAAGGAATTGACTTTTCTGCTGATCCTTCTGCCGCTGGAATGACTAGCGAGTTGCTAGATGACTATGAAGAAGGTACTTGGACACCCAGCACAGCATATGCTACTTTTGTCGGTGCAGCTAGTTCTAGTGGTACTTACACCAAAATTGGCAGACAAGTTACTGTCAATGGAACTCTTACTGGGGCCACATCGGTAACGGTGGGTGCTTCAGGCATTCTTACGACAAGTCTGCCTTTTACTGCATCGTTTGATGGCATAGGAAGCATGGCTGCTTCTTCAAATACCGCCAGTGGTGTTATTAGAGTTACTGGAACTTTTATTGTTGCCGTTACCACAATAGCCCCAGTGTCAAGCATTACATTTACGGCAACGTATTTTGTTTAAGGATTAAAAAATGTCTTTAACAAAAGTCACTTATTCGATGATCTTGGGGTCGCCAGTCAGTGTACTGGACTTTGGAGCAGACCCAACTGGAGTTGCGGATAGCACTGCGGCATTTGTTGCAGCGCAAGTAGCATCAAAAAACGTATTTGCACCACCAGGCACGTACATCTTGGATGAGTTACGAATTCAAAACGGTGTTCAAATCATTGGCGCTGGTTACGAAAACACTATTTTCAAACAAGCAAACGCAGGTAGATCAGCAATCAATTGTCTTTCAGACGCTACGACCGGGCAACTAAGCTCTCTCAACCTTAAGAACTTTAAAGTCGAAGGCGCAACCGGCGCGACAGTTGCAGCTGTAACTGTTGCCGCTTTTGGTGTTTGGGCAGTCTGGAAATCCAATTTTGACTTTGTTGGATCGTTGACTTTTCGAGCACTTGAAGTTCAAGCAGCAGATGCCAACAACGTGTTTCGTTGCTCGTTCAAAATTACATCACAAGACACTACAAATACAGCCGTATTGGTCAATGGTGGAACTTACAACTCTTTCGATCTGTTCCTTACTAATTGCAACAATGGAAAATCACTTAATTTCGTCGGCGCTGCTTGCTTTTTTGAGAGATGTGTTAGTGATGGGCAGTTATTATTTGCTGGCAACCAGACAGTAATCAATAATGCAACTGTCGAGGAGTGGCCCGGCACATCAATTACTGGCGATACATATCCTGCGGCTATTGTGTCTAATGGATTTACTGACACATTCATCAACCCAATGGTAATTTTGAACGCCACAAGCGCGGCAAAGGTAAGTTTTGCGTTTAGACCGTTTGACAATACAACTTACATAAACCCAAAAATCCTTGCATCAACGCTTGCGAATCCGTTCATGGCGGACAACGCTTTTAATTTCGCAATTGTCGGCCCGGGGCAATCCACAACTATTAATAAAATCAACTCAATTTTTCTTGATACAAACGACACGACCCAATCTTTGCGCCGGGTTAGTTTTGTTGGCAACTGTTCGCAATGGGTAACCAACAACAGACCCGGGGGTGGAAAGGCAATTCAGTACGCAGTCCCGGTTGCAGCGGCCACGGTAGCTGTTTTGAACAACACCGATGCGCTGGTGCTTGAGCCCGCCGCGCTTTTGGCTACGCTCACAATTGCGCTGCCAAATCTGCCAGTTGACGGACAAGTGTTGAGCATCAGCTCGACTCAAGTAGTCACCACACTCACTGTCACTGCCCCTACATCCGGCGCTAACGTGTCGCTGGCTCCCGCCACTTTAGCGGCAAATACTCCGATTTCTCTTGTGTACTATGCTTCAGGAAATAAATGGTACCGCATTTAACCGTGCCAGTGCGGAACACTGGAAACCTTAATGCTTGACTAGATAGTCAAACTGGAAACAAGGAAACATCATGGCTTTAGAAAAAGTTCAAATCGTTGACCGCATCGAGGTAGTCGAGAACGGTTGTGTACAAGTGCGCACCAAGACCGCCATCATGGAAGATGGCAAGCAGATCAGTGGCACGTTCCACCGCCACGTTGTCGCCCCCGGCGATGACTACAGCAAGCAGGACGCCCGTGTGAAGGCCATCTGTGCTGCTATGCACACTGCTGAAGTGATTGCTGCTTACAAGGCTGCTGCTGCCAAACCATGATACGCACTGCCAAAGGCCCAATCTTGCTCTACATGAACCTGTGTGGGTTTAAGGGCTGGACTAGCTTTTGGAATATGATTTACATGGCCCCCGGCTTTGAGCAACACGATGCGCTTATCAAACACGAAATGATGCACTTGGAACAGATGCGGCGGGATGGCAAGGTGCTGTACGCCATCAAGTACACCTGGTGGATGCTACGCTACGGATATAAAATGAATCCTTACGAAGTCGAGGCACGAGCCGCTGAATAACCTTGAAAGACAAAAATGGCTAACGAACAATCCGCATTTTTTCCAAACGGCCCAACCGTTGTAGTTACCGCTAACTCAAGCGCTCCAACAGCCGTGCAGATTCTGCCGACTTTTACGGCAGTCACACCTCCTACCAACCAGTACCGAGTGGTCAACGTGGGGTCAGTAACCGCATTTTTAGGCGTTGGCGCAACGGCTGCAATTGCAGGTACAAACTCCGCAGCAGTCACTACCACGGGTAACGGCATCCCCATTGTTGCTGGCGCTGTGGAAGTGTTCAACTTCCCGCCAACCTCATTTTTTACCGCAACAGCGGCATCGTCCACGACTCTTTACATCACTCCTGGACAAGGACTATAATATTTGTACTGGCCCAATGACCAGGGAATCTTAGGATTCAAAAATGTCAGAAGTAGAGCAAGTAGCGGAATTAGCCCCCGCGCCGGAACTGGAAACCACGGCGGTTACTCCAGAACCTGTAGTTGAAACGCCGGAAGTAGCAGCTAAGACCTTCTCGCAAGAGGAACTTGACGCCGCTATTGGTAAACGCCTCGCAAGAGAGCAGCGAAAGTGGGAACGAGAGCGACAGCCTGCGCCAGCAGTGGCAGTGGACTTGCCTCCGCAAGATCAGTTTGAGTCGGTTGATGCTTACGCAGAGGCCAAGGCTTACAAGCTGATTGAGCAGCGGGAACTCCAGAAACAGCAAGCTGAGATTCTTGATGGGTATCACGAACGTGAAGAAACGGCTAGGTCTAAGTACAGCGACTTTGAACAAGTTGCCTACAACCCCAGCCTCAAGATTACGACCGTGATGGCACAGACGATTCAATCGTCGGACATTGGGCCTGACTTGGTTTATCACCTTGGCTCAAATCCGAAAGAGGCAGATCGTATTTCTCGACTAGCGCCTATTTTGCAGGCTAAAGAGATTGGACGACTTGAGGCTAGGTTAGCCGAGAACCCCGTCCAAAAGCGTACTTCTGGTGCGCCTGAGCCGATTTCACCAGTTACCGCCCGAGGGGTGGGTTCTGGGTCTTTTGACACTACTGACCCACGGTCTATCAAGACCATGAGTACCAGCCAGTGGATTGAGGCCGACAGAGCGCGACAGATGAAAGCGTTGCAGGCGAAAAAGTTTTAATTTATTTTCTAAGGAAAAATCGTGGCTAACAGTATTCTTACCATTGACATGATTACTCGGAAGGCTCTTGAGATTCTTGAGAACAACCTGGTAATCACCCGCAACGTGAACCGACAGTACGACGACAGCTTTGCTGTAAGTGGTGCAAAAATCGGCTCTACCCTGCGTATTCGCCTTCCTGACCGCGCTCTGGTGACTGACGGTGCAGCCCTGCAAGTGCAGGACGATGCCGAACAAAGCACCACGCTGACGGTTTCTACCCAAAAGCACATTGGTGTGAACTTCACCACCGCTGAGTTAACTTTGTCGTTGGACGACTTTGCAGAGCGGGTTCTCAAGCCCCGTATCTCTCAGTTGGCCTCCAGCATTGACGCTGACGTTGCTAATGCTTACAAGGCTATCTTCAACACCGTAGGTACTCCTGGCACTGCTCCCGCTACCGCTTTGGTTCTGTTGCAAGCGCAGCAAAAACTCAACGAATCGGCTGCTGGTATGGCTCCTCGCTACGCTACCGTTAACCCTGCTGCAAACGCTGGCTTGGTCAACGGCCTGTCTGGTTTCTTTAATCCCACCGACACCATCAGCAAGCAGTTTAAGAACGGCATGATGGGTACTGGCGTGTTGGGCTTTGACGAAATTAACATGAGCCAATCCATCAAGGTTCACACCACTGGCTCCCGTGCCGGTACGATTTTGGTTAA